GGCTGGGACGTCAAGGCGCCCAACGCCGACCGGGCCAGCGCCCACTTCGAGAAGCAGGCTGATGCCGAACGCTACGGGCGCGAGGTCGTCAGGAACCTCGGCGGCGGCGAGCTTCGCGTCCAGGATCGCCACGGCCAATGGCGCGACTCGGATACGGTGCCGCACGGCCACGATCCCTTCCCGCCGCGCGACCGGAAGTAGCCGAAGCGGCTTGGCAGAGCGTCGTCGCTCGGGGCCGGGCCGGTCATCAGCGAGACGTGTTAGCCTCACGCCCGAGCAGGTTGGGTTGGAGGTTTGGGTCATGCTGCGCGCTTCGCTGCTTGCCTTGGGCGGGCTCTTTGGTGGGGCCCTCGTGCTCGGGCCGATCGGCCAGGACTCCCGGGAAGTCCGCACCGAGCGGGTCGTCCTCGTGGACTCGCACGGCCAGGAAGTCGGGTTCATCGGCTCGCGGCCTGACGGCCGCTTCGGGCTGAGCCTCGGTCCCGTCGCCGGAGGCGATGCGATATTCCTCGGCCTCTCCGGGGGTCGGGACGCCGTGGTGTCCCTCACCGGCTGGGGTGTCGAGACACGAACGGCTCCCCTCCTCGAGCTGCTGAATCGTGCGGGGGCGCCGGCGCCAGCGCAGATGCCTCCCGTGATTCCTCCCGCGGTCGACAAGCCGCCCGCACCGGCGTCCCAAGCCGCCACGGACGTGCTCGTCTACGTGACGAAGTCGGGCGAGAAGTACCACCGGGCGAGCTGCCGGTACGCCAAGACCGCCTCGGCCATCTCGCTCGCCGAGGCGAAGCGCCGGTATTCGCCGTGCTCGGTGTGTTCCCCGCCTTGAGCAGGGCCGGCGCAGCCGGTTCCGCGTTGAACCCGGCGGTCGCCATGCCTACCCTGCAGGCTGCGTTCTGAGTCCATTCTGAGCGGCGTGCGGCCACTCGCACGCCTCGCCCTGAGTCCATTCTGAGCCCCACTCTCCCGCCCGAATCCCGGGCGCTGGAGCTGGCTATGGACTCCGCATCTGCTCAGGTCCCCGGCACGTCCCCTCCGCCTCCCCAGCCGGGCCCTCTGCGGGTCGTGCGCGTCCCTCTGGCACGACTGCAGCTCGACCCGGCCAACGCCCGCCTGCATGGCGCGACGAACTTGCAGGCCATCCAGGCCAGTCTGAAGCGCTTCGGCCAAGCCGAGCCGCTGATTGTGCAGGCGGGCAGTTGGCGCGTCATCGCCGGCCATGGCCGCCTGGCCGCGATGAGGGCGCTCGGCTGGACCGAGTGCGACGTGGTCGAGCTGGACGTCAGCGGCACGGACGCGGCCGCCCTCGGGATCGCCCTGAACCGGACGGCCGAGCTGGCCGAATGGGACGACGGCGCGTTGGCCCGCATCCTCGAGCAGCTGCGCGCCGAGGACGCACTCGACGGGGTGGGGTACTCCCCTACAGACCTCGATGCCCTGCTCGACGAGCTGCAGCGCGCCACGGGCCCGGACGCTGTCGACCTCGATGACGTGCCCCAGGCGCCCGAGGCAGCGACCACCCGCCCCGGCGACCTGTGGGTCCTCGGGAACCACCGGCTGCTGTGCGGCGACAGCAGCTCGCCCGCCGACCTCGACCGGCTGCTCGCCAGCGCGCCCGTCCACCTGGTCAACACGGACCCGCCGTACAACGTGAAGGTCGAGCCCCGCAGCAACAACGCCATCGCCGCGGGCCTGTCGTCCTTCACGACGACGCACCACCAGAAGCTCGACGTCGCGCGGCACCCGGAGAAGGCGCAGCCGACGACGCGCCGCCTGCGCGCGAAGGATCGCCCGCTGGCCAACGACTTCGTCTCCGACGAAGCCTTCGCCGAGCTGCTGCGGGCGTGGTTCGGGAACATCGCCCGCGTGCTCCTGCCCGGCCGGGGGTTCTACATCTGGGGCGGATACAGCAACTGCGGCAACTACCCGCCAGCCCTCAAGGTCGCGGGCCTGTACTTCAGCCAAGCCATCATCTGGGACAAGCAGCACCCGGTCCTGACGCGCAAGGACTTCATGGGCGCGCACGAGTGGTGCTTCTACGGCTGGCGCGAAGGCGCCGCGCACGAGTTCTTCGGGCCGAACAACGCCACGGACCTCTGGGCGGTGAAGAAGGTCAACCCCCAGTCCATGATCCATCTCACGGAAAAACCTGTCGAGCTGGCCAGCCGCGCGATCCTGTACAGCTCGCGCCGCGGCGAGAACGTGCTCGACTTGTTCGGGGGCTCGGGGAGTTCCCTGATCGCCTGCGAGAGCACGGAGCGGAGCGCGCGCCTCATGGAGCTCGACCCGCTCTACTGCGACGTGATCGTCGCTCGCTGGCAGAAGCTCACGGGCGAAGTCGCCGTGCTCGACGGCAGCGGCGCGACCTTCGAGGCGGTCAGCGCCCTGCGCCATGCCGAGCCGCCCGCGCCGGAGGCCGCCTCGTGACCTGGCTGTTTGCCGCCGTCTCCCTCTTCGGCACATGGCTCAACGTCCGTCAGCACCGGGCCTGCTTTCTGCTGTGGCTCGCCACCAACGCCTTCTGGGCGCATGCGAGCTTCACGCATGACTTGCCCGCCAAGGGCTGGTTGCACGTCGCCTATGCGGCCCTCGCCATCGAAGGCCTTCGTCGGTGGCGTCCTTCCCCCGTGGCTCCCTCGTCGGCCTGATCCCATGGCCCGCATCCCCCCGGACGCCTTCGAGTACTACGTGAGCCTGGGGACCGGGCGCAGCTACGACGCCGTCGCCCGACGGTTCGGCGTCAGCAAGCGTGCGATCACCAAGCGCGCGGCCACTGATCGGTGGCGCGAGCGTCTCGCGCAGATCGAAGCGACGGCCCGTGAGCGGACCGAGGAGAAGCTGGCCGAGACCCTCGAGGCCGTCAACGGACGGCACTTGAAGACGCTGCGCGTCATCCAGGCCAAGGCCCTGCAGGCGCTCCAGAGCATGGCGCTCGACTCGGCCATGGATGCGGTTCGCGCTCTCGACCTGGCCATCCGCAACGAGCGGGTGATTCTCGGCGAGCCGGGCGAGCGCACGGCCGTGAGCGTCGAGGATGTCATTCGCCGCGAGTACGAGCGCTGGATGACGCCCGCGGGTGCGGCCACGGGGGACGATGGGACCGGAGGGGCCGATGGCGCTGCGCCCCGCTGACAGCGCCTTCAGCAAGGCCGCCTTCTTCCGCGACTTGGGCTACACGCCCCACCCCGGCCAGGCCCAGATCCACGCGAGCTCGGCGCGGCGGCGGGTCGTCGCGTGTGGCGTGCGCTGGGGCAAGACGATGTGCGCGGCCATGGAGGGGCTCGCGGCGGCCATGGCACCCGCTGAGCGCAGCATGGGCTGGGTCGTCGCCCCCACGTACGACTTGGCCGAGAAGGTGTTTCGCGAGATCGAGCTGCTCGTCGTTCGCCACCTGCGACACAGACTGGTCACGCTCAAGGAGCACGAGGGCCGGCTCGTCCTGCGCAACATGGCCGGCGGGCTGTCCGAGATCCGCAAGAAGTCCGCCGACAACCCGACCTCGCTCCTTGGCGAAGGCCTCGACTGGCTGCTCATCGATGAGGCCGCGCGCCTCAAGCCCTCGATCTGGGAGGGCCATCTGTCCCAGCGCCTCATCGACAGGAAGGGCTGGGCGCTGCTGATCAGCACGCCGCGAGGGAAGGGCTGGCTCTGGGAGCTCTTCCAGCGCGGCAAGCGCGGCGAACCCGATCACGCCAGCTGGAACGCACCCTCCTGGGGCAACCCCTACCTCGACCGGGTCGTCATCGAGGCCGAACGCGAGCGACTGCCGGAGCGCGTCTTCCGCCAGGAGTACGGCGGGGAGTTCCTGGAAGGCAGCGGCGCCGTCTTCCGCAACGTGCGCGAGTGCGCGACCGGGTCCTTTGCGCCGCCCACGGGAACGCGCCTCAACACGTCCTACTGCGCCGGCCTCGACCTCGCCAAGGTCGAGGACTACACGGTCCTCGCGATCGCTAACTCCAAGGCGCACATTGTCGCCGTCGACCGCTTCCACCGCCTGGACTGGAGCCAGCAGGTGAAGCGCATCGTCGCCCGGACCGGGCAGTACCATGACGCCCGCACCCTGGTCGACTCCACCGGGGCGGGCGAGCCAGTGTACGAGGCGCTGCTGCACGAGGGCTGCACGGTCGAGGCCTACCCCTTCACCCAGAAGTCCAAGGCTGCCCTCATCGACAACCTCGCCCTCATGCTCGAACAGAAGCAGATCGTCCTGCCTCGTCCCGACCTGTGGCCTGAAGCCATCGACGAACTGGAAGCGTTCGAGTTCAGCGTGACGGAGGCTGGGTCGGTCCGGTCGGGGGCGCCCTACGGGTGCCACGACGACTGCGTGGTGGCCCTCG